GGTTGAAGAACTTGTGGGGAGAAGTCCACGACTTCATCTCTGTATCTGCTATCACCGCAGCCCGTATCACCGATGTCACAGCAAGTGTCCGTCTTGGTAATCAGTTGATGGAGGAATCTCCCCAACTGTTCTCCGACACCCGTCCTACGGGTAAGGATTGGGTACAGGTCGGTGGAAGCTCCCCCAACGCCCCGGGTCTTTACGGACGGGTAGCGGGTAAGTGGGCACCCCCCGAGGTAGCTGCTCTGCTCAACGCATCATTCAACCCGAATGGTGAGTTTGAGTTATCCTTGGAGAACCTAGCCAAGAACCCCCTAGGGTGGACAGGCACAGCGGTAGCCAAGACAGCGACTAAGATAACGGGTTGGCTCAAAGGTAGCATGATTAAGTGGAACCTGTTCTCGTGGGTTGGCAACATGGGCAACTTCGGGGTCATCCCTCTTAGTAACGGCAATATCAACCCCGTCTACCTCAAGGAAGCCTCCGAGGGAATGGGATACCTGCTGGGAACAGCCTACACCAAGGCTAAAGACCTCACCCCAAAACAGAAGCCCGTAGCAGCCCTTATAGACGAAGCTCTGAGGCAGGGTGTGGTTGACCCTGTGATGGTACGTACCGATGACGAGGTACGCCTTGCAGAGCGAGAGAGGCAGGCTATGGTGGATGCTGGCCCTATTGGGAGCAGAAAGCAACGGATTTCCCGTGGGTTCTCCAACTTTAGCAACACAGTAACAGAGGGTGTCAACTTCCTAGAGACAACACCTAAGCTCGCTAACTTCTACTATTGGCTGGATGTTATGGCTAAGACGAAGAAGTACAAAGACTTGGGGTTGGATCGCAAGAAGATTGGTCAGATGTTGGCCGATGGAACCACTACTCGTCAAGTGCGGTTGTTGATCCGAGAGGCAGCGGTACGTACCTCAGAGAACAACATCTCCTACAACAAAGTCCCCAAGATTGTCAAGGCAGTAGAGAAGGGGTTGTTAGGATCATTTGTCAACTTCTACTTCGAGTCGATGCGAGCACCAGCAAGGTCAGCACTCAACGGGTTGAAAGACCTCAAGAGTGGAGACCCAGCACTCCGAGCCGCAGGGTTCCGTTCTTTGCTGGGTGGTACAACTGGTATGCTAATGGTTCCTGCTATCCACACTGCGTGGATCAAGGCTTCTCTCGATACATCTGTAGTTATCGTGGGTGGACTCTTGAGTGCGGTTGGAGACGAGGAGGACGAGGAAAAGCGGAAAGACCTAGAGACAATCCTCCGAACCTCCCTTGCTTATTCAGAAGGGAACAGCCGGTCGCTGATGGACGTGGACGAGAATGGGAATGTGTGGGTGACAGACACGGGACGTGGGGACACCTACGACACGTGGCACTCTATGATTAAGTCCAACATAGACGCAGCCTACATGTTCGCCAACGGCGAGGAAGAAGCCGCTATCGAGAAGGTCAAGGACACCTTTGCGGGTGTCTTTAGTAACTTCTTGGGTGGTAGCCTTGTGGGTGGTTTGGCTTCGGATGCGGCCACTGGTCGTAGTCGTAAGTTGTTCTTTGAGGAAGCCTTCCCCGAGACAGCAGACCACTTTGAGGAATACTTCGGGAAAGGGGCAAACAACTACGTGAACCTCCAAACCCCCGGCGTAGCCAAGGGATTCATCAAGTGGGCAGGTACGCCCGAGGATGCACCCACAGCTATCAAGATTCTCAACCTATTCAACGCACCACTGAACAAGATTGACACCCTTCGAGGTGTTGGTGCGGTGGCTGGCCGATTGTCGGGAGACAGGCGGGATGCGATGAAGGACTTGGTAGAAAGTGTTGCGAGTGTCGGAAGGATCGAAAATGACCGCCTAACGGCGGCGGTAGACACTTACCGGGGAGCGTACCTCGAAACGTGGAAAGAACTCAGGGATCAAGTGGAAGCAGCCCAAGCAGCCTTCCGGCTAGGGGGTGTCCAACCCCGAGTGTACAACCCACGTATTCGACAAGCCATCTTGGATGTCTACTCCAACAATCAGGTAGCAGACTCGGTGATGAGTGGGAAGTTCTTTATCCCGCCTCTGTCCGATGAAGCCTTTGTTCGGGGTATCGAGGAGAAGAAAGCCTTGATTAAAGACAGAGACAACGCCGAAGAACTGTTACTCCGATTGAAAGAACGCGAGAAGTTTGTCCGAGACTATTACAAGGAGATCAAGGTTGAATAACCAAACGAACAGTAACGCCAAGCCAATGTATACCGGCCCCGCCCCCCTCACGGGGGGCTACCCCCAAGGGCAGATACAGCAACAGGCTCAACAGAAAGTCCCATATCAAGGGATGTACAACGGTAATCCGGGGGGTGCGTACAACATGCCATCCCGTAACCAAGGGAACATGAACCAGCAGTACGGCTACGCTCCCTCTCCGTACAACATGCAATACCAAGGTGGTCAGTCCGCACAGTTAGGTCGGTACACACCTCCGACAATGCAACAGGGTAACGCCTTCCTCCAGCAAGGTCTTTACAACTCCAACCAGTGGAACAACAACGGGGGTTATCAATACAACCTCCCGAACTCCTACGGTCAGACGGGGTTGAACTACGGACAAGGCCAAGCCCCGATGCCATCGTATCAGGGAATGACTGGTCAAGCGCAGGATTTCTATTCCCCGATGCAGCAAACCAACTTCGGGCAAATGGGCCAGATGGCGGAACAAGCTCAAGGTTCTTACGGTCAGCTTCAAGGCCAGTACAACCAGAACATAGGGCAGATGATGAACCGCCAGCAGTGGCAAGGCGCTAACGCTGGGGTAGGCTCTGCTCCAACTGTGGACGACACAGCGGCTCGACAAGCACTGTTCGACCAGCGAGCTAACGACCTCCGTCAGCGTCAATGGAACAATGTCTTAGAGCCTCGCGGTGGTCAGGTTAATTGGAGACAGTAAATGACAGAACTAACGCTAACCCGAGGGGATACCCTCTCTGTTGCGTGGACTGTCAACACTCGGACTCAAAACTCTCGGACAGGAACGTACTCGTACACGCCGGTTACCATCACGGGTAGCTCGTGTCGTATCTACTTCCGAGAGGGTTCCCCCACGGGGACAGCGGTTATCCAAGCCCTGTCCTCCGGGGGTTCCCCCCAGATCACCATTACAGGTGCAGAGGGGTTGATTGAGTTAGAGGTTGATTCCACCGATACAGATGCCCTGTTGGGTACGTACTACTACGATGTAGAGTTGACGTACTCAGGTGGAACCGTGTCCACAATAGACTCAGGAACACTCACCGTCACAGCCGATATTACCTACACGTAAGGAGGACACTATGGCTAACGAAGTTACCGTAGTAGTTACCGAACCACGGGTAATCGCCACCGTTGTAGAACAACAGACAGTCGTCACCGTTGAGCCATCACCCCAAGTGATTGCTGTTCAAGTGGGGATGCAAGGCCCACGTGGACTACGAGGGGATACAGGTGCCACAGGCGCTACGGGAGCCACAGGGCCGCAAGGCCCGATAGGTCTTACCGGAGCTACGGGGGCCACTGGAGCAACGGGCGCTACCGGCCCCACGGGGGCAACGGGGCCACAAGGAGACCCCGGCCCACAAGGAGACCCCGGCCCAACAGGGCCAACCGGAGCCACCGGCCCGACAGGGCCACAGGGAGACACTGGCCCCCAAGGTATCCAAGGCGATCCCGGCCCCACGGGGGCTACCGGCCCAACGGGTGACACAGGGCCGCAAGGCCCGATAGGGTTGACAGGGGATACCGGGCCTACGGGAGCTACGGGTGCGACCGGCCCGACCGGGGCAACAGGCCCGACAGGGCCGCAGGGAGACCCCGGAGAAGGCGTCCCCGTTGGAGGAACGATAGGTCAAGTCTTAGCCAAAGCTAGTGGGACTGACTTTGACACAGAGTGGGTGGATTCGAGTGGCGGTGTGGCCATCAACACTGACACTGACTACATAGACTTTGGTAGTACCAATAACGACTACACCTATTTAGATGTCTCTGCTGTTGGCCTGTCCTCTGTATCCAATGCCAGTGCATGGGTGGCCTACGACTCAACAGTAGACAACACCGCAGACAATCATCTAGTTGCAGCTATAAGGCTATTGTGTGAAGTGCCTGTAGCTGACATTCTACGAATCCACGCTTACTCTGACGTAGGCGACATTACAGGGACTTTCCAAGTGAGGTATCAATGGCACTGAAACTAGCAGGATTCACAAGCAACAACCCCGTCGAAGCTAACGCTTCGGGGGAACTCAAGGTTGCTCTCTCTAACACCACAGCTAACATTGGCGGTGTTCGTAACTTCTCGGAGAACGATCCGGGGACTATCACCGGAACCGCTTTGTTGAAGTCTCCCGAAACATCTCAAGATTACCGTATGCGGGTTGGTCTCGACACAGTTCTATTTACCGATACGTTCAACGCCACCGCGCAGAACACGGGAAACTGGAAGTGCAACTTCACCACGATGACGATGACCCAGAGTGCGGGGTTCTTGAACATCAACGCAGCGGGTACATCCACTGTTGCTAACAACTTCGCCTCCCTCCAAAGCTGGCGTTACTTCCCGTTGATTGGCACAGCACCGCTTGCGGTGGAGTTCACAGGCCAGATCACCGCGCTTCCCACTGCCAACGAAGTCTTTATGGCGGGGTTGGGTGTAGCCCTTGGGTCGGCTAGTCCTCCCGTGGATGGTGTGTGGTTTGAGCTTACCAGTGCAGGGTTGAAAGGCGCACTCCGGTACAACTCGGGTGCCGTTGACTATGTTACCCTCATCTCCGATGTATCCACGATGCCTCTCGACTCCAACGCCAAGTACGTTGTCGTCATTGGTGAACGAGGTATTGACTACTGGATTGATGATGTTCTATATGGGACGCAGGAAATCCCCGCCGCGCAGGGCCAGCCATTTATGGCCACATCCCTCCCCGTCTTCTTCCAGAAGCACAACGCCAATACGGTCGGCTCCTCACCGAACATGATTATCAAGGTCGGGGGTGTATCTGTTACCTTGATGGACTTGAACTCAAACCTCACATGGGCTAACCAGATGGCGTCCTGTGGTCGAGGATTGCAAGGTCTAAACGGTGGCACGATGGGTTCTCCGCAGATTCAGTGGGCGAACACCGCACTGCCGACAGCCGCAGCCGCGACTAACACTACCGCAGCTTTGGGTGCTTTCATTGGCGGTCTTTTCTTGATGAACGCCCCTGCGACGGGTGCTACGGATTTGATTGTAGCTTCGTACCAGAACCCGATTGGCAGTGTGAACCAAACACCCCGGACGATGAAGCTACGTGGTATGAAGGTTGATTGCGTCAACGCGGGAGCGGCGGTGGCTACCACAGCAACGACCTTTGCGGTAGCTATTGCTTGGGGTGGCACTGCCCTTACGCTCGCACAAGCAGAGTCAGCATCCTTTGCCAACGGTACAACCAAGGCACGACGTATCCAACCTATCGGTGTTGTCAACTTCCCCGTTGGTGCAGCTATCGGGGCTATCTCTCCCACCATCCAATTTGACTTTGAGGCTCCGTTGGTTATCAACCCCGGTGAGTACATCCAAGTCATCGCTAAACCTTTGATCGGAACGGCTACCGCATCTGAGGTGTTCCAGTGGGTCATTAGTCCGAACGCTTACCACGATTAACAGAACAAAGGAGAACGAACAATGTGGCAACGATTTGAGAACTTCCCGCGTAACCAAGACACCGTTACCCCGAGCGATGCGGTGGACTTCCCCCAACCTAGTATAGTTGTAGCCAACTCAACAGGTAACATTTCCGCTGTTTCGATCAACGGCGACGTTGAAGTGTGGGCTGTGGTGTCAGGGTTCACTATCCCTTGTGTATGTCGCAGGGTGAACTCTACGAGTACAACGGCAGCTTCTATCAAGAGGGTCTGGTAATGTTTGGTTTCTTTCTAGGATTCAATTTCAACACACAGAACTCAGTGATCCTTTAAGGAGAGGCCAAGACATGGATTTGTCTCAAGACCTAGTTAATGACCTAGTAATGTTCGCCTTCGGCGGGTTGGGAGCATGGCTTGCCTATCTCCACAATACCATCTCTGGCCTACGTGAAAAGGTACACACAGTGGAGATCGCCCTTGTGGAACAATACGCTAAGAAAGACGAACTACACATCGTAAAGGAGGAGCTAAGACAGGTGGTGTCGGATGCCCTCTCCCCTCTTAGAGAGGCGTTCAACGAGTTCCGCTCAGAGATACGGGAGGACTTGCGTTCTTTGCGGGGGCCAGTGCGATGATAGCCTCCATCGAGGTGTTCATAGCCAAGTGGGGGCTGAGGATAGCCCTTGTCCTTTCTGTGGTGATCTCGATATGGTATCATGGGTACACCACGGGGAAAGAGTCTGTTACCACCAAAGCAGCGGAGAAGGCTCTCAAAGAGGAACGGGAGATTTCAAAGAAGGCGGTAGTCCAAGCGGGGAAAGACGCCGCGAGGATCGCAGAAGCGGAGACCGCAGGAGAAACACTACGGAGGGAGTATGAGGAAGCACCAACTAGGGTTGATGACCCTCTTAATTGCATCAGTCCTGAGCAGCGCAGGGTGCTTCAACGGACTATCAACGGCGGTTAAGAAGCAACCGTTAGACCTGTGTATCGCAGATGCGTACTCAAGCTGTGAGCAGCTATCACCGTGGAACGAGGAAAGCGAGGTAGGAACGTACCTACAACGTACAGTCCTGCTCTACAAGCTGTGCTCCTTAAAGCACGAGGTGTTGATCCAGTGTATTGATAACCAATAGTAGAAAAAAGAAAGGGGAGGTCACAAGGTGTAATAGCCCTGTGCCTCCCCTTTTTCGTTTATCAAAAGAACTAACCGGAATTACCGGAGAGTTCTCAATGCACCTTCTTCAACACCAACTTCTTTGTGTACTCTTTGTCGCTTGTCGCGGGGATACACTCCTCAATATCCCGTAGTTCAAAGCTGTCATCTACGATGATGATGTAATTGACAGCATCCACCCCATTAGGCTTAGTCACCGTAACAGTCCCCACGCAGTTCTTGATCCACTCAAGGGGGTGAGGTGCGTCGGAACGACGGAACAGGTGGGTGGAGGATTGCCCACCAAAAGCAAAGACCTTCATATCGTCGTTGTTATCATCATCACCATCGGATGTGAACACAGTCTCGTCTGTCTCATCCCCCTTGTCGAAGTCGTCACTCATTATTTCCGCCCCCTCCCGCAGTAGTCAGACCATACCTCAGGTATGAGGTAGCTAGAAAGTTGTCTCTCAAAATCAAGACTGAATATGTGACGAATAGCCGTCCCGTCGGGATACGCCCACTCTAAACCTCCTTTTCGCTCGCGAACAAAGAACGCTGTTAATAGGACGGACAACAACTCCTCCGCTGACGGTTCCTCTGTGTCACTCATCGGTATTATTCCTTACCAAGTAGATAGCTCTGTGGTAAGCTCCTAGATACTCAGAGGCTAACACCTCGAAGTCCTCTCCCCACAACTTGCGGATAGAGGCGATCTCGGGGAACAACCACTCCAACTCCCCTTGTTCGTTCACTCCGAAGGCTGTCAACAAGTGAGAGAGGATGTAGTGGGCTGCGGGTACTTCAACAGTATCTTCGTCACTCATCCCCTTCATCCGTGTCCTCCAACTCGTAGGTGTTCTCGATCTGATCCTCTAGGTCAAGGGCAAGCTCTAGGTTCTGGATCGCTTCCTCTAGTTCTGCCTTCGCTTCGGGTACGGCTCCTTCATCCTCTAGGATGGAGAGAGCTTCCGATACACGATCATACGCCTTGTTCAATAGGTAACTCAACTGACTGCTTCCAAACATTCCTTGTTCTCCTTAAAGACTTACCAGCACTTCTTTCGGACTACGTTCCTCTAGGAACCGCTCTTGTCCCCAAGACCCACAATCGGTACACTGATACCGGCGATACTTCCCCGTTCTCGTTACCGAGAAGCCACGATGTTGTACGTGCTTACCACCGCAGCTAGGGCACCTACGAGCGTCTGTAAGCCCCTTGTGAAGCGGGACGCTAGGGTGGTTGCTGATCCACGGGAGGATGCGCTTGTAGAGCTTCTCAAGCAGGATCACGTCCTGTTTGTTGTACTTCTCCATCGTCGCTTGCGACTTGGGATCACCGTCCTCCACCCCGTTCCACAACTCCATCCCTTTGTGTTGCGTCTTGGAACCAAGACCTAGGGCTTGACAAACGAAGTCCAGCTTCTTGGAGGCAAACCGGAACTTACGCTTTACTACTTGGTACAAGTCGATATGCTTACTCGGGGCGGGGGGTGGAAACCCGTAGAGTACGAACTCCTTGTTCAAGGTTGGGATGTCGAAGCTCTTACCGTTGTAGGTAATCACCACGTCTGCATCATCTAGTGCCTTGTGGATATCCTCTAGGAAGGAAGCATAAGAGAGTGTCCCCTCCCATAACCACTCCGCATCAAAGGCTACACCTTTCTCTCCTAGCCATTTGTAGGCGTAGCAGATGGTACGTCCCGGCTCCTTGATCTGGTTGATAGCGATGAACTGATTGTGGAGTCCCCACGCTCGTACTGTGTGGGAGATTGTCTCAATGTCAAGAAGCAGTATCTTCACTCTGTTCATCCTTTTGTGGGAACAACACACCCATCGCCTCCGGCCACAGGCGATCTAAGTGATCCTTCATCTTCTGGGCAATCACCCGTGTTTCATATTGCGTGTCATCTTTCAACCGCGAGGTTAGGAAAGACCACCAAGACCGGAGGTTGCCTGTCATGTAGAAGCGGGTGAGCATGGACTGCGGTAGCAGTGCTCGGGCTTGTTCTCGACAAACACCCTTAGACAAAGCATCGTTGTAAACGTCCATAGTCTCATTGGCAACAACTTTCCAAACCAACACTTCATAGTCCACTTCTGCATCTAGGCTCCCTTGCTTGTTGCTCTTACTCTGTTTACGGAGCTTATCGGGAATCCAGAACTCCAACTTCTCCGAAGTGTACCGACGACTTGTTTCGTTGAAGGTGAAGGATCGGTGGCGCATGATCTGACGGGCTACAAACAAAGGGCACTCAACCACCATCGTTGCGTAGTTGTGCTCAAAGCACCCAACGTGACGGCGGTCAGCGAGGGACTTCATCAGTTTGTCATCCTTTGCCGTATTCTCTCCCGTCTTATCGTCTGCGATAAAAGAGGCTCGGGCTGCGGAGACAGGAAGATACCCAGCATCGAGTTCTTCCCCGAGTATCTCCCCGGCCTCCATTGTGTACGCCTTGAGTTCTACTCCGCATTCGTGGATTGTTTTGAACATATCAATATCCTCCCCGAGTAGGCCACCCACGCTCCAAGGCGTAGAGTGTGTCCTCGATGTCGCACAAATAAAGCACCGTACCAATTTTGGGTACAGCATCCAAACACACCCCAGAACTCGTCCTCGTCCCAAGGCAGTGTCTTGAACCAAGCGTTACGTTCGCCCTCGTCCCGAGAGAACCGAACCCCACCTTCGGTGGCAGCAATGGGCGCGTTGTACTTCTTCACCAAAGGGTACAACTCTTGTACGTTCTCGATCTCGTTCATTCACCATCTCCAATAAACTCTTTCATAGCGTTGACAATCTCCAACACATCGTCGCGTGTAAGTAGGCGTGTGAATGGGCCATCCCCCCTCATAAAGGCGTACATCCCCCACCTGTCTGTCTTGTGAAGTGAGAATACAGACTCAGTTTTGGTATCTGCACGCAACCCTATGGATTTGCCAACACCCGGTATGGTGTTATAGATTAAGATGTTGTCCATCAATTATCTCCAATACGTCCTACCATCATCACAGAGCCACCCTGTTTTTGGGGGTGTCTTGTAGCCGCCCGTCATCTCTCCCACCATGCGGCAATGGTGCTCCCTTCTAAACTGGAGCCACGCTTTCTCATCTTCATTGTAAGAGGCTGATAAGGCAATGAGCCACCCTATCACCATAGCCAAGATAAAAAGCAATATGACAACAATAATCCCCTTCTCAATTTCCATTTTCTCTACTCCTTAATCCAACTGTCCGGTACATGCCCTGAATAGGACACCGCAAAGATAAACCCGTTACGGATAGCCCACGTTGAATACTTCGACTTCTTCTGTGTGGTGAGATAGTTGTCCCGCATAAACAACAACCGGATGTCTGCCTCGGGGTTCTGTTCTTTGACCAATACCATCTTCTTGCGGTCTTGGGCGGTGAACTTCCCCTTGCTCTCGATGTACATCTTGGTTCCGTCCTTCTTGTTGATCGTGAAGTCGGGGGTGTACTTAGACGGCTTAGGTGGAACCGGAGGCTTGGTGTAAGACAACACCTCAGCTTCGTACTCGTAAGGGATGTTGCGAGAGTCTAGGCTCTTGGCTACGTGTTCCTCGTAGCCGGAGCGTTTACCCGATCCTCGCTTCTTCCCTGTTCGATCATTGCGTTTATAGGTCGGTAGCATCAGGATTCAATGTCCCATTGTTAAGGGCTTCTCGGTAGCTATCAAACTTGGAGCGAAGCTCAGGAGGCAGGTCTCGGTACATCCAAGCCAACATCTTCCGCAAGCGGAGTACGTTATCACTCAACTTACGGTTGGTGTCTTGGAGGTCTTTGATCTTAGCCTCCGCTGCTCGGGAACCCTTGGCTTTGTCTTGGGTAGATCGTCGCTTGGCTCGCTCAAACTTCTCGACAGCCTTCTGGTACTTTGGATCATCTGGTGGTAGCTTACTCATAAATCTCATTTTCCTTAATCTTGATTAGCGTAAGGATGCGATCTTCCTCTAGGACAGGGATACCCATAAACATCCCAATAGCTGCGGCCACAGCTTCAATATCCTTCATCAGGTAGAAATACCATGTGATGAAACCGACATGCCACTCCCCGCAAACAACGGTGAGTTGCGCCAATACTTGGTAGCTGCTCCACCTACGGGGATATAGAGCGTGCGCAGGAGCATCCACAAGAAGGAAGTCGCCAGACTCAGCTATCACATCATACCCCTCGAACCTAGGCTTACTCAAAACGGGTACTCCTCTTGTTCCTCGAAGTAGCGGATCAATTCACTCAGGTGGTGGTGTGCTTTCTTGATGTCTTGGAGTCCACCCTTAGCACGAAACCGTGCGAGGTAGGATACCGATGTGTTGATGTGGTATCCAAGAACCATCTCCGGTGTGCTCCACACGTTGATTGCATCCCACGGTTGAATCTTCATCTCCGCGTAGTGGGTTCCACCGACTTGGGTATCACGAGGTGGTGGTGCCTTGTCTTTGAAGGCTACGTCCTCGGGGTTGTACTGAGGTAGTATCCGGTAGGCAACGATGTCGCTCTCCGGGAACTCCGGCTCGTGCCTCCATTCAAAACAGATGGCTTCACCTTCCATATCTTCTCCGGTTACCACATCGCGTAGCTTAACCTCAACAAGAGTATCCCCCGGAACGGGACGCCTCCCCCCTTCCCACGGAATCCAACCATCGGTGGGCGGGGTGAAAAACCCTTTCGGTACTTGTGCTGTAATCATTACACCTTCCCCTCTTTCAAGTCCTTAAAGTAGCGATCCAGATTATCCGGCGTAACCGCCAACTGTTTCCCCGCATCTTGCATCAAGGCGAAGGTATACATTACCGCCCCCTCGATCTCCATGTTGGTGAAGGAGTGGCCCTTGATAATGTTGTGGGCCATCTCTCGCTCTTGTGCGTCTAGGAGCTTCCCTCCCGTTGCGTAGCCCTTGTTGATGATGTTGTCTACCATTAGGTAGCCGTACCATTGGAGAGCCAGCATACGGTCTGCGGTGAAGGTTTCATCGTAGGTTGTAGGAATCATTTCCCTGTACTCCCGAATCCACCCGTTCCTCGCTCCGAGGACGACAGTTCACCCACCTCGACGACCTCCACCTGTGGAACAGGAAGGATCAGGAGTTGGGCGATACGGTCTCCGGGGAAGAACACAAGAGATGGGGATGTGTTGGGGGATGCTGGTTCGTGCATGCGAGCAAGCAGTACACTGACCTCCCCTCGATAAGATGAATCAACAACCCCACCAAGGACTACGTACCCTTGCTTACCGAGGGATGAACGGCCAGCGATCTGTCCGTAGTACCCCTCTGGAATCTCAACAGCGACACCTGTGTGGAGGACATAGGCCCCGTTGCCCGTCTGCCAAGAGTCCTCTCCACATAGGTACAAATCAAACGCTGCATCGGAGGCGTGAGCCTTGGTAGGCAGCTTGGCGTCAGGGTGCAGCTTCTTCACTTTGAGTTCAAGCATCTTTCTTCCCGTTGATCTTCTCCGAAGTCTTAACCTTCTCCGCCAACTGCTCCCGCAGTTCCGCGTTGTCCTTCAACGCTGTCTCCAACTGCTTCCGAGTTTGGAGTAACTCCATCATCACTGTTGACAATCGCATCGTTTCGATCTTGCTTGTTCGTTGTGCCATCTTGTTTGGTTCCCTTGTAGATAAAATCCTTCCACCCCTTGCCGTCTACGCGGCGGATGTGGAGTAGCGTCCCTTGTTCGTCCATCACCCGTTGCCAATCCACGCCATAGGCTTTCTGGTATTCCCTCTCGACAAGGGGCACCAGCTTCATCACATCACCACCCGCTTGTTGGATGATCTTGTCGGCTGTCTTGTCCCCGATCTTCGGGACTCCGGGGATGTTGTCGGAAGTATCCCCTGTCAGCATTTGACGAAGGAAGAAGATGTTGGCATCCCGTGGGGTTATCCACTCCATCTTCTGTAGCTTCCACCAGTAGTGCCAACCGGGGATTGTCTTGAGGTCTTTGTCTTGGGCTACGATACAAGTGGACTTGTCGGAGTGTTTCCATTGCCACTTTCCAACTGCGTCGTCTGCCTCCTCCCCGTTGACTACCTCTGCCCCCCAACGATCCACTAGATACTCGCGTATCTCCCGGTAATACTTGGGCTTCTCCTGCTTGCGTGTACCCTTGTATGGCTTGGTGAAGGCGACATCGTAGCGGAAGTTGCCCTCTCCCCCCAAGTACACCTTGGTGTAGGATCGGTCGGGGAAGTTCCACAGGATAGTCTCCATTACCCGCTTCACAGCTTGAAGGTAGAACCCGAGGGGTGGGTCATCATCCCCATCGTTGCTCATAAACCCACAGTTCCACACAAGAGAGTCAGCGTCGATGATTGGATTAAGGTGTTGGGTCTTGCTCAAGAGGTTTTCCCTTTTTCCAGTTACAGAAGTACACGTTGATACTCTCCCGTTTGACTCCCAAACCCTCGACCAGTTTCCACGCAGAGAACTGCGTCTTGGGTTGGTGCTCATCCCAGATGGAGAAGATAGCCAGCTTCTTTCCCTTCTTCGCTACACTCAGGTCTTTACTTGCCATTGTTGTTCTCCAGATAATAGATGTATGCCATCAACTGCTCTATCAGTAACGATGTTGTCCACCGTGGGTTGAGGCGCCTGTCTAGGTACTGCTTGTAGAGAAAAGGAACATCTCCCTTTTCCTCCATCGCCAAGCGGCGCTTGACCTGCAACCCTGTAAAGTTAGAGGGCGTATTGCTCGAATCCATCTTTGAACACCTCTCGGTTGTGAACCAACACTACCTTCGGATCAAGCATATACTCGAAGGATGTGACTTGTACTTGCTGAGAACAGACCGGCTCATCGAAGATGAACAGGAAGGGGATGGTGGCTAGGATATTCACATCTCATACTCCGGGTCGAAAGCATCACAGTCCATCATGTACTCGTACTGGCGTTCCAGTTCATCGTAGATGTAGGAGAGGGCGAGGGGTGTTAGTTCGTCGGTCATCCTTGCGGCTCCTGTCTTGTGATTGTCGGTGCTGTTGTTGAGATAGGCACCTAAAAAGGTGTCTATTGCGCGTTATACGGCACGTTCAGCCGCGTTCAGTAGTTCGCCAACCGTCAGTGAAAATGCTTGGTACTGCCACATGGCGTCATTCATTTGCCCGTTCTCGACAGCGTGCTTTTTGGCGGCGGAAATGCGTTCCTTCAGCGGCATTTGTTGCAGAGCATTGCGACTCAAAAACCTTTCTCGCTCTTTTTGTCGCCACTCTTTAAATTCATCTTTCATGGTTATCTCCAGTTCCGTATAACTGTGCCTTCAACCGGACGGCTTTCAGCCGCCGGTTATTTCTGCGTTGGCAGGCAAAAGCATGTCGCCCTGCACCGCCGTCTCGCCAGAGCCGACTTGCGCCGTGTTTTCGGTGCAGTTGTCGCAGTTCATATTTCGGCCTTCCTCCACTGCGAGGGCAAGCCCCCAGCACAACATGATGCTTTCGTGTGCCTCCATCGTCTGGTATGCACAGCACTTAGGTATCGCCGCCTCGTACTGCTCTCTTGTTATTCCCATTTCAACCTCCGTTGCCTAACCCGGCAGTCCAGCGGACGCCGTTCCGGCGACGCTGACTTCTGCGTTATACGTCGCTACCATGAGCGCAGCACAACCTGTTCCCCGCACCGTGGGCAGTCAATCCACTCCTTGCCGTCGGAGCCGCCGCTGTAGTCTTTGCCGTGGTATTCCTTCACTTCGGAAGGCGTGTATTCAAGTACCGCTGCACAATTCCGGCAGGTTGTCCGCTTCACAGCTTGCGGGTCGTTTCCAACAACCTGAACCATCTTGTTCTCCGAAAATCAACGTCTAACTGTGCCTTCAACGGTGACAGCCCTTACGGGCGTAGCGTTAGGCGTCGTTAGCAATTTCGTCACCAAGTCTCGCGTACCGCGAAACAATATCCATAGATACTTTACGCTTTTCTCCGTCGATCTCTTTCTGTATCAACTGCGCCAAGTGTTGTGCTTGACCAAAATCAGGCAGCGATATACTCGCCTTTCCTGCGGAAAACTCAAACGTCAAGACTCCAGACTTGTCCGCAATATCTTCGTTTCCTTTCCATCCCCACTGCATACCCTTCTCCAAATAAGGCGATGGTGGCCGGTAGTGATCTCCGGCTTTCGGTCTGCACTGGACTCGATCCAAAGCTAACTCATTAAGGGGCAGCTTTCGCTGTCGTTGCGCCCCGCGCATCACCACTGCGCATTCACCATCATAGTTGATTAGTCCCGCTTACTCCGTACGGGGCGCTCAATGGGCAGGGATGCACCCCTGCTGCGCAGTAGTCCTAAAGGGTCAGGTCGCTATTCCGACAGATGTCTTTCCCACTACGTTAAAAGTGGTAAGCGGTATGGCCGTATGTACCTTTCGGCATTGATACCCACTCCGGCACCCCCGTTCACGTTAAAGGGAGCCAGCGTCCGCATGTGGGATGCCTTATCTCCTTTAACAACGTCCTAGTTACGAGAACCCCTCACTGCCTTTAGGTAGAACCTACTATACCACTATCTCCCTTAACACTTGCTTACCGGATAGGACAGGCACCACCAGCACACTCACCATCCAAGTCCAACTCCAACGCTTCGGAGAAGCCGGAGATCAACCGACTACTCGCTACGCGACGGTCGTATTCCTCTTTGGTAATCTCCTCGAACGGGGCTTGGTCAAACCCGTGTCCGCTGTGGAGAAGGAACGAGACTGTCTTGAACGTCTTGTTGTACTTCTTGTTGAGGTACTCCCGGATAGTCGGAAGCTCCTCTGCGGTGTAGTACACCGTGCAACTGACGCTGTTGTCTGACCACTCTCGTTGCAACCGCTCAACCCATTTCAACTGGTCAATGGCGGTTACATCCGAAGCCAGCACCGTGCCCTCGGGATAAGAGAAGGGGAACTCAACCACCACAGTTGAGTGATCCTCTGTACCGTCGAACTTACGTTGGAACTCTACCGGATAACCGTGATCCTTGCACACTTGAACCAAGGCGTGATCCGATGCAATACGGATACGACGAATCATGTACTGTGCATAGCCGGGGTGAACACCCGGAGTGACACCCGGAAGGAGAGACAACGTACCGCTTGGCTTGGTTGTGGTCAACTTGATTGAGATAGGCCATCCGTGGGCTTCACTGTAGTCCTTGTCAAAGGCGCGAAGTTCCTCATAGGCTTTGCTCAACCACCCTCGTTGTTCCTCCGTTGCTTGAAGGTATCCTGTAACACCGATACCCATACGCATGTTCTTGTGGACGATAGCCTCTGTTTCCTTGTGGTGACAAGGGAGGCGAAGGGAGTGTTTGTTGATACGGTACAACAGTTTCAACACATCCACCAGTTCACCGTAAGACTCGATGTTAGACAGGTAGACTTCCGCGAGACAACACGTTTCAAAGTTAGCAAGGCTTTGTTCGGCGCAAGGATTAAAGCCTTTCACATCTGGGTCTTTGTATTGAGTCTCCCCTAGTCGTCCGCAGTTCTTGGATAGCTTTAGGTTAATGAGTCCGTAAGGTTCACTTCCTCCCTCATAGGTTTTCCAGAACTCGTCGGGCAACATCCCAATGTCGTTGCACACAACGGAGTTGTTAGACATTGCTCGCCAATTGGGGATGCTACCGCTGCTCCAGTTCTTAGCCTTCAAGTATTGGAGGTCATCACAATCTCCAATGGCGATCTGCGCAGAACGGCGCACATTCCCTGCCACCACCACTGACCCGATGATGTTCATTATATCGAGGCAATCAATAGGTCGAAGCTGCTCTCCTTTACGTGCTTCCAGTACTGAACCGATCTGTGCAATACCGCGAACCAAATCTTCTGGGCCAGACGCTACCCCTCCAAAGCCCTTGATAGCGGCCCCCTTACCCCGCACACAGTGTGTGCTGTAGGTGAACCCCGGCTTGTATGAGTCCCGCTTGTAGAAGGCCGTAGAGAGCGTGTGGTGAAGCAACTGCACCCACCCCTCGCGTGTATCGGGAACAATGAAGTCTGCGTCTTTGGCGTCAACACGAACTGGAGGCTTGAACGTATCAAGCACCGGAGGCAACTTGTAAACGTACTCTCGTTGGATGTTGAACCCGACACCGCTGCCAAGCATTAAGCCGTCGAATGCCCAAGTGAAGGGACGAACAGGGGCATCAACCACGACAAGGGCACAGTTCTGTAGGCTCATAAGGCCCAACTTGTTGACCGTATCCGTCCCCAATTGCCACAAGAACCGACCCGCCACTGTTCCCTTCAACTTGGTCAGGTAGTAGCGTAGGCGATCTTCCTCCTCCGTGGTGAAGCCAACCCCTAGTTGATCCCTAGATGCGGTGAGGATTCGGTCTACGGTGTCGGGGAACTCCTCGGTGATACCATCCTGCTTTACCCGGCTGTAAGTACGCTTGTATGTCAGGTAGCCAACGCTTGACCACGGTGTGTTGTTATTGTTCTCTTGCATCATTCCTCCGTAAAGAAAACCCACCCCCATCCGTGAGGGTGGGCTTAGTTGTTAATCCCGATCTAGGTAGTCGAGGACATCTCGTAGAAGCTGCCTCTCCTCTGGGCCGGTGTCTAGGATATCCCTGATAGCGTACTCACAAAAACTGCCACGAAGATATTTCTTTATCGTGGAGGCCGTTACGTCCCTGACTGCGCCCTCAAAATCTGAGTAAGTGTTTCCAGATGGAGAGAGATACTCCACGGATTCCTCTTTGACAATCTGAGTCAAGTCCACATCAAACTTAGAACGGAACGTCATCTTCCGGCCACTCCTCGGGTTGTGTTGTCTCTACCTTGGATTCGGGTGTAACCTTAGGTTGCTCCGCAACGGGTGCTGGCTTGGTGAACCCCCCTGACTCCAAGAACTTCTTGAGGTCGGACTCGTCGTAGTTCAACGCACGCTTACACGAGTTTAGGATAGACCGTCGGGCTGTACGGACAGCCTCGGGATCAATGTTCCCAAACATCGCCATACCGTGGAGCAAGGAAGGGTCAATCTCGGGGATCGGAACCCCCTCCATCACACCACCCTCTGCCTCGATACGCTCATTCAGCCACTTACCCTCGCGGATGAATACGTGAACCTTGAACTGTGCTGCCTTGCCAAGCAGCTTGCCGATATCCCGAGCGTGGAACCGGCCTTCCGAGTCTAGCACATCGCAGTAGGAAGCCAGCTTGTGGAGCTTGTTGGTCTTGGCAATAGCCCACTTACCTGTCACATCATCCTTGCTCTCTTGTACCCACAATGGGCGGTTGACGCACAACTCCTTCTTGCCCGGCTCTGTGGTAGACTCCTTGGTAAACTCTCCGTTGAGCAACAGACGGAGGGGTTTAGGGTCACTCTTGCCCTCGTAGAACTGGCCCTTATCCACGATGATCTGTGGGAAGTCCACGGTCAAAGCAACGCCCGGAGTGGGGCGAGCAGTGATGCGGAGCATGCGCTTACCATCTTCAATGTACTCGGTTGCACCGGGGCGAGTGGAGTCCTTCTCGTTCCACTCCACTTCGTACGGATCACGTTCTTGGATACCCAAGTCGTAGATGCCCGAGATGATCCCCACCATGCGTCGTTCCTTGGGGCCAAACTGTGTAACCATGTGTTCGTTGAGAGCATCGAAATCGATCTCTCGGCGGGGGCCGCTTGCCTCTGAACGCTGTTGCTTGTATGGGGTGTACGTAAATGACATTGTGTGTTTCCTCTCTTTGTGGTGTTTACTTATCCGATAACCTTAGTGATGAGCTTAATCTCTACGACGTACATGGTCGATGTGTAGTCACTCATTGCTTCTTTAAGAGCTTCATCCTCGCTGCCGTACAGGGGCGATGAGAAATCCCGCTCAGAGATTTCATCTCCCCATAAAAGGGCATACCAAACATCCTTCTGTGGTTCTTCTTGGTTGTTGCGAACAACAGTTCTCATCCTGACCCTCCTTCGATTGTATGCTTGTTCAAAAGAACGAACCGCGAGTAGCGGAGAGTTCTCAGTGTACGTCCTTCCAGTTGTCGCCAACTTTTCCTGCTGCGTCTAACGGAACCCTCAGCTTGAGGTGCTCCCCTGCTTTGATGATGCTGCGATTGCCTAGTGTGACGAATCCTTCCGCCAGTGTCTCCGGCACCTCCCATCCAAACTCATCGTGGTGATAGCTCACCCGATAAATGCGGTGTCCTTTGTAATGGTAGCACGGATAACCGTCCGAGTCAAGCCCGATCCCACCCAACCATTTATCCACGAACAGACCAGAGTAGTCCATCACGATAGCCCCGCACGATTGGAACACCGCGTTGACCAGTGAGTGCTTAGACCGCGTGGGAACCTTACGACCATCAATCCCGAGTACGTACTTCTTACCTCCGGTGGTTTCCCAATACTCGGTCAACTTCTCCTTGAACAAGGCCAACGGTTTAGCCGATTCCCAAAACGCATTGTAGATGTTCTTGCCTTCGCTCAAGGGGACACCGAGCATAGAGGCAATCTTCGGGGGCTGTGCCCCGTAGCTGATCCCGTACTTGATGTTCTTGGACTTAGCTCTCCACGGCTTAACGATTGGGTTGTCCTTGTTGTATTCCTCTGTTCCAACCAAGTGCCCCACATACTGTGCAAACACAGTGGCCGCTGTCTTGAGGTGGATATCTCCGTTGATAAGATCGTTGGCGTACTCTTTCCCTCCCTCGTACCGAGAAGCGTAGTGCCCTTCGATACGTGCTTCCAATGCTGAGGCGTCATATCCGACGAACTTGTAACCCTCCCGCTTGGCAATGAACAGGGAGCGCATCTCCTTCCCTAGCAATACGCCATCCTCTGCCTTCGGGACGTTCACCACCACCGAGTGCTTCTGTCGGAAGGTGGAAGCAATCAGGGGAGCAGATGCGGAGAGTCGTCCATCGTAGGCAAGCCTCTCGTTCTCCAACCACCCTTCAACAACTGACCTCCGGTTACGGTAACTCAGCCACTTCACCACTGGCTTGATAAGCTCCCCCTGCATCTGTTCCAGATTAGGACAGAGCTTACCTTGCTCTTGCATCTTAGGCGTAGTGGTGATGATGTTGCCGTCTTGATCTCGTTCCGGCTTACCCTTCGCGTCCCGCTTGAAGTTCCACAGTGTAGGTATCCACCCGCTTTCTAGCAACCACTCTTTCAAATCCTTTTGGTTGGCAAGGTGCATCGTGGTGTGTGTCTTGGTCTGTCCCTTGGAGGACAGCGGATAGACAACACCCTCGACCAGCACCTCTCGGTCTCCGACCAACGTACCACCCCGAGTCTCACACCACTTGTGCATCAACGCAGAGTGTGTTCCATCCTTGTTCCAAGGCTTGGCAGGGAGAAGCCACCACTCGATTTCCCCTTTGTTCATAGGACGAGGGGGGAGTTGAGGTTCAACCTCTGCCACAATCTTGTCCATCTCTACGTTGATGTGTGCCAACAGAGCAACCGCTGCTTCCTTGTCAAACCCGATACCTGTTATCGCTTGAAGGCTCATCAGGTGTGAGCTAGTTTTGTAGGCGATCCAGCAATCGAGGTTGAATAGTTTCACTTGGTTACTCCTTGTCAATGTGTCCGTCTTGGATCACCACACGGGTGAGGGAGTTAGCGGGGTGGTGGGCGAGGAATGTGAGGCAGTTTAAGGCTTCTTGGTAGAGGCCATATACAAAACTGCACCCGCTCCGCCCGCTACGCACCACCCACACCACCCGTTCCTCGTGCCACTCGGAGATAATGTCGTATGAGCTTTCCTGACCATGGGAATAGAATATGCCGTGGGGGTGTGCAGTGAAGTAACCGCCACTCCCTTCGAGAACAAAGAGAAGGGGGTCATCCCTGACTAGGCTAGTGTGAACACACTCTACCTTCTTCCCATCCCGCGTCTTGTAAAACTTACCCTTCTCAAACTTAATCGTACTCACGTTCTGCCTCCAGAAGTAAATGTTGGTAGACTTTAGCACACACCCGCACATCCTGTGCGCAGTAGTCACCCATGATCGGGTGGTACTGTTTGAACTCATCCCCCTTCGGGGCTGTCCTCTCCAATGCTCCGGCCTTGATGAGCGCCTCTCGGAAGTTCATCTTGTGGTCGCCTAGATAGTTGCCCCAGTCCTCCAACGAGTGTCCCCACTCGCGGTCTGGGTTGAGGAACTGGCTCAGTTGTTTGGTATCTCGGAACTCTGTGTTGAAACCCAGCCACGTATCCTGTCGTCCTACGATGTAGTCCCATCCGAGTATCCTCTTGAACACGGGAAGGTCAAACCCGATGTGGTTGTGCCCCACCACAACCGTAGGTTGGAGGGATGAGAGGTAGCCCTTGAGATCGTCCATGTCTCGCCACATCCTCTCATCCCCCGACTCTAACACAAGAGTCCCCACACACCAGACCTTAGACACCATCGGGGGAAGCCCGTCTGTCTCCGCGTCAAGGACTAGGGTTGTCATTTAGCTTGCTCAACAGTTGTGTAAATGCTGTTGCTGCCACAATCGGAACTTGCCCGTTTCCAATGGCTTTAAGTCTGTCCATCCCGAAGGCCACCCCATCATCCATTCTGTGAAGTTCGGGTGTGGTCTCCCACCAAGACACCGACCCTGAGTTAGTAACATCTCCGAGTTGTATTTCTGAAGTAGCGTCCTGCTCCCCGCACCTCCATTCAAACCCGCTATTACCGGGGTTGGTAATAGTGCCTGAAGTGCTCGGCACCCCTTGTGCTTGGTCATGGATGGGGCTAGTTGATTTGCTGTGCAGGTTGGTGTAGGAAGCAACTCTTTTTCCAACAATCCACATTCGCTTCCGTTCGTGATTGGCTCCACAGTCTTTAGCGGATAGCACACCCCACGCCGCATGATACCCTGCTTCGGCAAGTCCTTGGAGGACGGTGACAAGTCCTTTAGTACGAAGGTGAGGGGAGTTCTCAATAAAGCAGTAAGGTGGTTTGACTTCTTCGATGATTCTGAGCATGTGGAACCACATTGAACTTCGCTCTCCGTTGATACCTGCTCCTTTACCTGCGGAGCTAATATCTTGGCAAGGGAATCCTCCCGAAACCACGTCAACAAGTCCTCGCCAAGGTTTTCCGTCAAAGGTTCTAACGTCATCCCAAACCGGGAAAGCCGGAAGGAGCTTGTCGTTTTGCCGTTGCACAAGTACGCTTGCGGGGTATTGTTCCCACTCAACGGCGCAAACTGTTCTCCACCCAAGGAGTTTCCCTCCAAGTATCCCTCCACCAGCACCCGCGAAAAGAGCCAACTCATTCATTATATCTCCTGCTCGTTTTTGTAACCTAGAACCTTCCGCGTTGATTATTAGCACTGGCCCACAGCTTCCGAACCAGTGTCTTGCGATCTTCGACTGTGTTGAAGGGCACGGGGTAAAGGGTGTAGAGCACATCTGCGATGGTTGTCAACTCCCGGATAAGGTCAGCTACTTCGCCCTCTAACTCGGGGTCGGCTTGCTCCGACTGGAGGTCGTTGACAACACTGGACACTCTTTCAGCCATGTCGTAGAAGTCCATTACCGGAAGCCCTCATCCTCATTGTATTGTTGAAGGGATGATTCCCACCCAGCACCACTCCCTGTTTGTACCCCGAACACTTGTTGCCCATCCAAAGCAACCCATATCTTAACCTTTGGGTGCTTGACGGGTGCGTTCTTATAGTACCACAACTCCCCGCTGGAATCCTTCGCTCGCCACATAGCCCACTCGGGGGCTTCACTCCAATCCTTAATCATCTTAGTAGTCCTCTGCTTGGTGGAGCGATAGTCGCCCCGTTGTGTGGTCGTATCGCAGTGTGTCTGCCAGCCCTGTGAAGCCCATCGTGCGGTTCTTCAAGACTCGGATACGTACCAAGTCCTTCGTGCCGTCCTCCGCTTGCTGGTTGCGTTCTAATGCCCACACATTCCACGACATTTGCTCTGCACCCGCTGACCCTCGGAGATCGGTAAGCTCTACCTCATCCCCCTTGTTGAACTTCTTCCCTTGTACCCGCTTTAGGTGAATGATCGGGATAATACCGATGCCTGTCTCCACACAAATCTGAGTCATCGCTTCGTACAACTTGTCGATATCCTTGCGTTCGTCAGTGTCCGTACCTGCTACTACCATTGACACGTGATCCAGAACGATGAAGTCTACCTCAAACACCTTGGCAAAGTAAAGCATCTTCCGACGAAGGGTGTCGCTGTCGATTGAACCCCAATGTTTGAACAGGTGGACACGATCCGCACCGAACAGTCGAGCGTAAGAGTCATCGTAAGAGGACTCGGGGATAGACTGCGGATTGAAGGCCAGCTTAGTCCACGGTACGTTATTGTCCATCGCAATCAATCGACGGGCTACATCCTCCATGCTTGTCTCAAGCGCAATGATTGCCACTTTGGAGCCCTGAATCTTGTGGAGGATAGGCTCGTAGATGATCTCCATTGCAAAGGTAGACTTACCAATACCAGATGCGGCTGTTAGTGTGGTGATCTCTCCCTTGCGGATACCCCACGTCATCTTGTTGAGTTTGGGCCACGGGAGTTCATACCCCGGCTGCTTGGCCTTCTTCAAATCTGCCAGTACCACGTCCGATCCTCGGACGATAGACTCTGGACGGTAAATGCTGGCGTTGAGCATGGACTTGAACCAGTCGTCCACCGCCCCATCTTCCCAACACTTCGCTGTATCCTTCCGTGGTAGTGTTGCTATCCGCACCTCACACTGTGAAGCTAACGCTTCGGCTAGTGCCTGTGCTGTGGCCTTTCCGGGGCCATCGTTGTCCATCATCAACAGGACTTTACCGTGGGACACGATCCAGTCCAGCTCAGAGAGGGTCTCTCGGTCGAGTGATCCAGTCTCGGATGCCCCGTTGGGGATAGACACAATGTTGTAGTCCTTCCCCCGAGATGCAAGCATCTCCCTCCCTGCGAGAACATCCTGTTCCCCTTCCACTACGATCAAGAACTTCGCGTTCTCCTTACACGCCTTCTTACCGAACAACCCCTTGACTTTCCCGAGGACTGAGAACTGCTTAGGGAGTGTGCGCTTCTTGTAGCCTGTGATTGTCCCATCTGAATCAAAGTACGGATACATCACCGCTGCCTGTGAAGCGTCGAGTTCCGATACCTCAGTGCGTACACCGAGCTTCTCACACACAGCTTGGGAAATGTTGCGGGACGGGATACCCTGTATCGGGTATTGACTGTATAGGGATAAGCTAACTGGTTGACTCACTCGATACTCCTTACGTTCGTGTCGTTCCTCCCCGTCAAAGAACACGGAACCGTGCCCGTGGAAACACCACCCACCCCTTCCGTCATCCCACGGCTTGAGGTGGTCTCCCTCAGAATCCCGCCCCTCCTCGCGGCACTTGGGACAGGGCATGCGTAGGCTAGTCATCGTCTCGCAATGCTCGCTCTAGGTCAGTAATGAGCAGGTCTTGGTTCCGTACCACGTAGCTTTCCAAATCTCGGATAGCGTACCAGTGGGCGGAGCCTGTCTCCGCGTGGGCTGGGTCTCCGAACCGAGCGGAGTCCTTTAGTGCGTACAATAGATCGTCAAGGCTGCTCATAGCTCCACCTCAATAGGGTACTCAGTCAGTAGGCGGATGAACTCAAACCCCCTCGCTTCCCATTCCTTTATCCAATCATCATCTAAACTACTGAACAGACCAGTGGGGATGAAGTAGCGTCCGCTGGATGTACGAACAATGGCTTGATACAGCGTCACGGTACGTGAGAGGGGGATGATATCAAACTCGTTCGAGTTACCTGCTTCAAGAAAACTGCCGTCTTTGTCCCAAAATTGACATGTGACAGAGCCATCCCCCCAACACGACAAACCAGCTACTGGTTGTTTCAATCGTTCATCAATACAGATAATCTCCACATCCTGCCCACCGCGAGTCTTAACCTTGTCGCCTACTTTGAACTTACTCATTGGGTAGCTCTCCTTCGAGAGCGTGAGCCATGACGTGGTAGTGATCGTAGTCAAACCCAGATGGTTGGTTGCTGTGTATACTAAGCACACGCCCTTCACTTCCAACCACTAACCACACCCATGCCTTGTACTTCTTGGGTTCTATTTTGACTCGGTATTCCAATTCATTGTGCCACCCGGGGGTGGGAGTATACTCCCAATTTTCGGGTTCATGTTTTGGTTGACGATACTCGATCTTCGCTCCGTCTGCCCAAGCCTTGATTACTTCTGCGTGTTTGTGTGGTGTGTTCATTTGGCTACTCCTCGTCTTGGTGTGGTACTTGTGTGTAGTGCTTCTCGATAAGATCAACACAATCCCATAGGGAAATCTTGGTTTGAACCACCAGAATCTCGTCGTTGATATCCAACCCACCCCGATACAGCATTGTAGACAATGCCTCTTGGAGTTGGTACGCGGAGCGGAGGGCGGTGTCCTTGGTCATGATGGTATCCCTAGTCATCGAACTGGTCTTCTTCATACTCAACACGGATACAAGCTAGGCGACCGGTGCCTGCGCAATCTTCCGCGTCTAGCTTGCACACATAGGGGCTAACATGGGTTGGATAGATGTTGACGTACCGTACCTGCTTCTCCTTCACCTCGCGTACGAGGTCGAGCTCAGTGTCGGCGCGGGTGTAGAAAGCCCCTTCCGATGTGAACGTATAGACATCTCCGTTATCATTGACGGCAATGACAGGGAAATAAGCACCTCCGTCCACACATACCACGCGGTACTGCTGACCACGGCCATCAATGTATACCTTATCCCGTTCAATCTTCAACATGGGTGTATCTCCTATCTGTTTAGTCCTAACGGACTGGTTAAAATCAACAAACCCTTATCCCTAACCCTCAGAGCTACGCTCTACCCCTTCTTCTATAGTAGAACACAGGGTATGTACTGACGCTGAATAGGTGGTTACGTTGGGAAGGTGGTTGAGAAATCTTCGAGTGTGAATGTCCGGGATGGTTCCAGCTTCCCCTCCGGGGTACGCCTAGCGAACCACACCATCCGCCCTTCTAGCCAAGCGTACCACCGTTGATCGGCTAGGTCGAGGGAGGAGAGGGAACCGAATAGCTCTCTCGTCCACCCTAAGCCCTCCAGAGCGGCTTCCGTAACCCGGCCTATGGCTTGGTATTGAGTATAGTCTCCGGTTGTCTTGTAGCGTGGCTTATTCACTCTTGATTCTCCTTTTGTTCGGTGTCAACCCCTCGCAGTAAAGCCTCCGCTAGTTTAGCTAGCGCGTCGGCTTCTTCCTTGGATAGCGGCACCATAGTTGACCAAGTACTTTCCCACGATGTACTCGGAATAGTGTGCTTCCACTCAAAGTCAGGGATAATCATTGGACGAGTAACCAAAGTGTTGCGAGCAACGCCAGACCACCACCCACCCCAGCAATATACCGTACCTTGATCCACCATGATTCAGGGTAGATCATCATTTGCTCGTTTGCCATGTGGTGAACCAGCAACAACACAGAACCAATCCAGAATGTGACGAACATCATTCCGAGTCCTCCTTCAATTTCAATGTCCCATTAGTCAATAGCTTGGCGATTTGACGGGCAAGGGAGTTATCCTCAATCACCACCTTAATCAACAAACCGTCTTCGTCGTTGCCAATATACCACCCTTGTCCGGCGGATGGCACTGCCCAGTACTCTTTCATGGTGTAACCTCCTTCATCGACGCATTACCAATAAAAACAACCCGATACCACCAGTCGTTGTGCTTGTGGGATAATCCCCGTCCCGTTTCGAGGTCTGCCGCTAGCGCGGAGAGGGTTCCCAACAGGCGGGGTGTGGGTTTCTGGACACTCCGCACCTGATAGATGCGGGGGCCGATCTGGAATGTGGTTAGCACGTGGTGTTCTCCTTCGTCGAGCTTGGGGGGAGGGCAGGGCGGTTAGGCATCCACCGCGTAAGTGATGTCGTCCCAATCGTAGCTGTCGGGATCGTTTTCCTCTCCCTTGACCTCATAAAATTGCCAAATAACCTTGTAATCTCGTCCGTTGGCTCCTATAGCGGGGGCAACCCATTCGGCGGTATAGTCTCCGCCGATCTTCGCGTCTCCCCACCATCCAGCGAATACGCGATTGCTCAATTCTGCCTGACACAGAACAGCGTATTTTTCGCCGCGAAACGCGATGACGGTGGCTCCATCGGCAATTGCCGAGTTGTAATCGTCGTGGTTTTCATCGCCAGCGATCTCCCACATACGGCTTGGCTCGATCTTGCTGATAGGGTGCTCGCCAATGGCGCATTTGTGGGACGGTGTGTTGTCCCAAATCCAGTCGCCAAGCCGCTCGATCTGCGCGTCTGTTAAATCTCCACATTCGGACGCCCACTGGTAGGCGTCGCGGCGGGTGGTCAGTGTCATGTGCTCTGTAATCATCTCGTTCTCCTTAAAAAACTGGGAGCCTGCTCCCTAGTCTTGGGGTTAAAACTGTTGATACAACACCCACCCAGCGTCTTCATATGGCACCATCTGCTTTTGATTGACTCGTGTGGACAAACAGCCGCTCTACATTCCGTTTAGCTCCTGTATCAGCGGTTAAGCTGCTGCACACAGGTTTCTCCCAAACGCAAACCCAGTCATCCGGTGCGTTGTACTCGCTCACGAAAACCCGGTGGCCTTCCGCTACTTTGTCACGGCACCATTGCCAGAATGCCGCATGATCAAAGCCACCTGTTGCGTACTTTGTTGTGCCAGCATACGGCGGATCACAATAAATGATTGAGTTTGGTGGGATTGGCAGTTGATCGTATGCCGACAACACGAAAACAACGCCATGCAATTTAGCAAATTGTTTTTCAGCGGATCGTTTGCTCCGGGCGCTTTGAAATTCCTCGTTTGTAGCGCGATCAATTCCTACTTTATCGCGACGATAACCGCCAAACCACTTACCCCCGAAGGATAAAGCGAACCCCACATAACCAGTATACGCATCGACAAACTTTCGACTCTTAGCGTTTTGATAATCGGCTTCTGTAACTCGCTCAGGTGGGGCCCAGCCTTCGGAAACTGCCTGCCACATAGCAATCAAATGGGGGTGTATATCCGCACCAATTCGGCTTCCTGTGACCTTATCAATCATATTCGCGCCGCCAACAAATGGCTCAACATACCATTGCTCAGGTGTTCGCCCTTTGATGATGATTGGCAAAATCTCTTTCGCGTGCCTGTTTTTGCTCCCCATGTATATCATACACACGCCCCCTTTATTCGGTAGTTCGCCCACTCCGTGGCATCTTTCCATTCAGGTCTCATAGCGACATCTCCTTAAAACTGTTGATACAGCACCCACCCCGCGTCGCGGTCGTGACCGCAAACCATGGTATTTTCTTCGAGGTATTCGAGAATCGCGTCAATCTTTGCGCCCTCAAAGCCTTCGGTGTCAACATCCCCATCCTCGTCCGTGAAGTCGGCCACGTCGGGGAGGTCAATGTCAGTGTAATACACGGGAAGGTCGGCGAAATTGTTTTCCTCGTACTCGCAACAGAAGCCAACCACGTCTAGCTCGACTTCTGTATCACAGTCTTCCCCGTATTGTTCAAGAAAGTCGAACAGCGCTTTGAGGCTGTTGGGGAAGTTGTTCATGCGGTCATGACGGCGGAACGCTTCGCGGAAATCGTAGAAATCGACGGTAGTTTTCACAGCACCCTCCAAGATGGTTTGCCGGTGTCACGCAGCGGCATAATGACACAGAATGTCAACGGGTTATCTCCGGACACAATACCGCACTGCCCTGTATCACCGAGTTTCGCAGCGTACCCCTTTTCTTTTTTCCCCTCCGCTGTGGCAATGGCCGAGTAACAATCCATCACAAGTTCAGAGTTAAACTTCAACGTTATACTGTCTTGAATGGTTGTCGAAAGATGGTCAGGCACAACCGATCTCCAGTTGGGGAATATCCCGTCTACGGGGGCGAACAGCGTAGAGCCACAGCGCAATTCAGACCCCCTTGAAAACGACTCCCCTGCAATCTCCAAAACCTTGTTTTTCGTTTTTACGATAGACCCAACAACTGATCGCGGAATGATAAATCCAAAATCATCACCGCTGTATCCCCCTTCGATTTGGTGTACGAACATTGTTGAGCCTGTCGTGGAAACAATAGATAAGTTTCCGCTCTTGCTCTCAATGAACACACCGTTGAGATAGTAGCGTATGTCATTTTTTGCTGCGCAAAACAGGGCAGCTTTCAACACTGCGGTTTCGATCTCAATCGTTTTCATGGTGTAACCTCCTCAATTCTGGTCAATGATTGCCAACAGGCAACCGGATAAAACGGCAGCACCTAAACACATGCTCCACCACAGATCGCGCATCCACGGTAGACCGGCGATCAATGTTAGCACTCCGACAACGAAAATCAACGATAGGATATCGACGAGCGGGGATTTGTTCACGGTACTAACTCCGTTGGGATTTGCACGGTATCGCCTAGCTTGGATGCCACATAGCAGCGCATCGCTGCGATGAGAGGGGTTGGGCCAGAACCGCTCCACTGTGCGCGACGGGATAGTGCAAGGCTAGCACCTTGTTCTTCCGGGGTTAGTGGCACGTCCTTTAGAATCATTGCTGACCAAGTGCCACCCACATTGCGGAACACTTTTGACATCTCCCGCTCAATAATCGGGCCACCTTGTGACCAGTCGGTTGAGTATTTTGGCGACCTGAATCCAGATGCCAGCAAATGCGGGAAATCTCCTGCAAACGTGTTCCCCTCACACTTCGCTACCGCATAATCGAGCGCGGCGCCGATCAATTCACATGTTTTAACGGCTACAGTGTTCATTCACAATGCCTCTCCGTTGAGATAAATAACACCATCACGGGTTTCAACCTGAGCGCCTAGGGCGCGAAGTCGGGATTTGGTTGTAGCGGTCGGCCACTGGCGCAGTGTGTATGTATTTACAGCCAGTTTTCCAGTGTCGTGTTGGAACGTGGCGATATGGTTATTGTGCAGGAATACTTGCGACGTCCCGCCGTGTCCAGATACCCATGTATTGCCACTGATAAACCGGATAGCCTTGTTTCGTACCGCGCTCAACATTTGTTGTTCGATCTTGCGCATGGCGGATTTTCCTTTGTCAAACCTTGAAAGGGCAGTTATGGTTACAGTCCAACCATCGCGGCGCGTACCGCGCTCAGGGTATAAGGTGCGCCGTCCGGGGTGCGGGTAACCCCGTCCTCGGCTAGGGTGAGGACAAACGCCCTAGCGGCAGCGTCCGCTCGCTTCTCCCGTTGTATCCTGCGCGCCAGATTGCAGAGGCCTTCATCGTTGTTAATCCACAACGAAACGTTCCAGTGATTCCAGTTTTTGTGTCCGTTATACGTTTTTTTGTGTCCGTTATACGTTGCCATTTGTGCGCTCTCCATTGTTGGGCTTCGTTGGTCGCCTAGTTTCTAGGCTTTGTGCGACCAGTTTAACCCTGTCGCGTGGGGTGTCAAGCGGGTAAATCAAGACTGTTTAAGGTCTGTTAATCTTTCCAATTCGCGCAGCAACGAGATGACAGATAAGCGCCGCCCATACCAGCGAGCGCATATTCCCCGATCAATCTGCGACACTCGGCCCGAAACTCTTTCCACGTTGGGAAATCCTCGCGGCATACTTCGTCGATTGTCTCGCGGCCTGCACCGCCTTTCCAGTTGATGTACATCGACTTGCTCACTTCGTTCTCCCTGATAATTTCAAACCGAGCCAGTGTGGGCCGGTCGCGTGTGGTGTCAATAGGTTGAATCAAGACTGTTTAAGGCCTGTTAATCTTTCCAATTCGCGCAGCAACGAGGCCCGAATCCTCTCGACTTTTCAGTGTTCGATATATGCGCTTTCCAGTAGAAGCATTAGTCCAATTTTCTCCAGTGCGCTCGCTTTATCGCCTAGTTGTGTGCGAAAGTGTAGCCGCTCAATGTCATTGATAGCCTCACGCACAAAATCGTGGCCCAGTTCAATCCCGGCGCTATGGCTAGGCCGCAGCAGCACTACGGGTA